GTTTGGTCTTAGTCTTGCGCCATCGGTGCATTTGAAGGCGCAAATGCGTCACGGCGAATGGGTTCAGGTACATGATGGATTAGTAAAGCTTTATCAAAAAGAATATAAGCTTGGCAAAGAAATGTTTCCTGATTTGAAATTTAGATCTAAAGCGCAAAAGGTTCAAAATCGTTTTAGCACAGATAAGATTGTCACATTTGAAGATTGGATTACAAGTGTAAACAAGAAAAGAGTTAAGGGCGAAAAAGCTATTGGTGAGGCTGAGACTGAAGCAATGGCTTTGCTTGATAATTATTATAAGATGTGGTCAGAGCGTTTAGAGCAATCAGGTTTGCTTGGCAGTGAGCGTAGTCTTACGGCTCGTGTTGAATATTACAATAAAGAAATTACAAAGGTTTCTCAACAAATAGATGATTTGTTAAAGAACAAAGGATCTCAATTTACCATTGAAAACAAGAATGCTCGTCTTGCTAGACTTCAAGCAAAGCTTGATGAAGTGCAAAATGAATTAGCTTTTGTTAAGGACTCTCAATTCATGCCTAAGTTTGAGGAAGTATTTAATCCTCGTTATTGGGATAACAAAGCTATTCAAGCAAGGCGCAATGAGTTTGCTGACATTCTTAGGCAATGGTACAAAGAAAATCCTGAGATAATTAAGTTTAATCCAAAGACAGAAAAATACGAAACCATTAGATTGTCTGATGATCCAAAGGCTATTGATGCTCGTGTTAATGAAACAATAGATACAATCCTTGGCCTTAAAGATCCAACAAATGAACGATTTATTTATTATGGAATGGGCAAGTCAAAACACCTAAAGCATAGGGAACTTGATATTCCTAATAACTTAGTAGCTGACTTTATTCAATTGAATCCAGTTTCTGTTATGAGAACTTACTCAAATAGAATTGCTCCTATCTATGAATTTCAAACAAAGTTTAATAGAAACATTGATGATTTGCTTGATGAGGTAGATGATCAAATGGCAGATGCTGGTGTATCTTTTGAAAAAAGAAACGCATATCTGCGTGATGCTCGTCATTTGTATGATCGTGTTGCTGGTAAAGTATTAAGAGAGCCAGACTCTTGGGATCAAAATGTAGCAACAATATTAAAAGATCTTGCCGCTCTTAATTATCTTGGCTCTGCTGGATTTGCAACACTGCCAGACTTGGCAAAGATTATGATGGAGCATGAGGCTGGCACAGTATTTAAGTCTTTGTTTGGCGTTATGTCTGACAGCAAAGTAAGGCTTTCTGCTCAAGAAGGTCGTATAGCTGGTGAAATATTAGAGATATTGATTGGTGATGCGCATATGCGTCATACTGAATATCTTCAGAACAATGTCTTTAATGAGGGCTTTGTTTCTCAGGCAAGAAGCACTTTTTATATTGCCAACTTACTAGCACCAGCAACTAATATATTTAAGAAATTTGATGCTATTGCTAGAGGGCATACTCTTATTGATTACTCAAAGAAGCTTGTTGCTGGAGAAGCAACAGACTTTCAAGTTACTTATCTTGCACGATATGGAATTAATTCTAAGATTGCTAAAGAAATAACTGAAGCACCTTTCGAGACGACAGTAAACGGTCTTTATTTGCCAAACTCTATGGCTTGGGAAAAAGCTGGGGTAAAACAAAGCACGATAGAAACTTATCGTACAGCAATGAATAGTGGGATTATGAATACTATTCTAATGGGAACGCCAGCAGATAAACCTATTGCTGTTGATGGCGTGTTTTATATTCCAATACACATTGCAAAGCGTTTTGGGATGCAAGAAGATCCTAAGTTTCGTGGCTATGCTAGGGTTGAGAATGGATTGCTTGGTCTTCCATTCCAGTTTATGTCTTATTCTTTTGCGGCGGCGAACAAAGTTACTGCCGCATTAGCACAGGGGCAAGTAAAGAATAGAGCGGCTGTTATTACTGCGGCAATGGGTCTTGGTTATATGTCAATGGAATTAAAATATAGCGATTGGCAAATGAAAAAAATGACAATGGCTGACAAGATTGCTAGATCATTTGACGCATCTGGAATAGCCGCATTGTATTCTGATTTGTTTTATACAGCTATGAATACTTCGTTGGCTCTTGGTGGCCCAGATATAGGTATGGGTATTATTAATCCTAAGTTTCCACAAGAACAAAACTATCTTGACGCATTTACTGGAGTTGCTGGTGCTTCGCCAAGTTATGCTGTTGATGTTGGTAGAGGACTAAAGGATTTTATGATGGGTGACTTTGGTGGTGGTGCGGCAGATATTTTGCGTTCCCTTCCGGGGGCAAAGCTTTGGTTTTTAAAGGATGAGATTAATGCTTTGGGTAAAGCCTTAGAAAGTACCACAGAAGACAAGCCAAGCCGAATGGTAATTGGAAGGTATTAATTGAAAATTAGTTTATATTAGGGTATGTATAGTTATGACTATTAACATTGCAGATAATGATCCAAGAGTTTCTTACGCTGTCGCAGAGGGCGTAACACAAACTTCTTTTACTGTAACCTTTGAGTTTTTTGATGATGCTGATCTTAACGTATATGTTGACGGAACACTTAAAACACTCACAACAGATTACACTGTATCGGGTGGTAATGGATCTACTGGCTCTGTTAGTATTAGTGTTACTGGTGCAAGTGGTGGTTCAACTGTTGTTATAACAAGAGACATTGCTCTTGAAAGGACAACTGACTTTCCTGCTTCTGGGGCATTTCAAATTAATGCACTAAATACTGAACTTGATCGCTTGACTGCTATTGCGGCAGATCTATCTGATAAAGCAGATCGTTCATTGCAACTTACAGATTATGACTCTGCTGTTTCCCTTGTTCTTCCAGATGTTAATACACGCAAGGGTAAAACTCTAGCGTTCAACGCAACTACTGGTGCTGTTGAAGCTGGCCCATCTATTACAGATGTTCAAACAGTATCTGCGGCATCTGCTGATATTGCAACACTTGCTGATATTGAAGATGGTACTGACGCAACAGACGCTATTCAAACTGTTGCTGGTATTGCGGCAAATGTTACAACTGTTGCTGGTGTTTCAGCCAACGTAACAACAGTAGCTGGTGAAACAAGCAATATGCAAGCTATTGTTGATAATCTTTCAGATGTTCAGAATGCGGCTACAAATGCTACAAATGCGGCGGCAAGCGCAAGTGCGGCGGCAACAAGCGAGACTAATGCCGCTACAAGCGAAACTAATGCGGCTAGTTCTGCATCTTCTGCCTCAACAAGCGCATCAAATAGTGCGACATCAGCATCAGCTAGTGCCGCTAGTGCATCTGCGGCGGCAACTTCTGAATCAAATGCCTCGACTTCGGAAACTAATGCGGCATCAAGTGCCTCATCTGCGTCAACTTCTGCCGCAACTGCAACAACTCAGGCTGGCATAGCGACTACAAAAGCTGGAGAAGCCTCGACCTCTGCGTCAAATGCGGCTACATCTGCCACTAACGCCGCTACATCAGAAAGCAATGCCTCATCATCTGCTTCTGCGGCGGCGGCTAGTGCGGCGGCGGCGGCAAGCACATACGATACATTTGATGACCGTTACTTAGGAAGCTATGCAAGCAATCCAACCGTAGACAATGACGGTGACCCATTAGTAGCTGGTGCATTATACTTTAACAGCACCGACAATGAGATGCGCGTGTATGACGGCGCACAATGGATTGCGGCATCTGCGGCTTCTCAGACTACCTTCTCTTTGTTTGAGTATACAGCGACAGCGGCTCAGACGACATTCTCTGGTGCTGATGACAATGCGGCTACATTAGCTTATACTGCACCCTTCATCATTGTGGCGATGAATGGTGTTATCCTAGACCCATCGGATTACACTGCGACTAACGGCACAAGCGTTGTGCTGGCCTCTGGTGCGGCTCTAAATGACATCGTTAATATCTATGCCTTTGGTAGCTTTGCGGTGGCTGACACAGTAGCGGCATCCACTGGCGGTACATTCCAAGCTGGCATTACTGTTAATGGCACAGTAACAGCCACATCGTTTAGCGGTGATGGCTCTGGTTTAACTGGGGTATCTGCTGGCGGCGGTACTTACAAGGGTGAGAATGGTGAGGTGAATGCTGGTGGTGGTGACATCTTTAGGGTTCATCAGAAGCAATTAGACACCAGCGTCACGATTGATGCTGATGAGAATGCGCTTTGCGCTGGCCCACTAACACTAGCAACTGGGGTAACAGTTACGGTTACATCTGGTGGAACATTGGTGATAGCATGAGTACCTTACGAGCAGATACAATCCAGAACACATCTGGCGGTGCAGTCACGCTGACTAACCAGAGTGCGGCAAAGGCTTGGGCAAACATAGATGCTAATGCGGCAACTCCCTCGTCACGCAACAGCATAAATACCAGTGGTATTGTGGATAATGGTTCTGGTGACTATACCTGTTCGTTTGTTTCATCTTTTTCTGCCGCAGATTATGCTCCATCTATGCTGTCCTACGGTGGCAACGGTATAGCAAGTTTGCTTGACACATCTGACCTTGCAACAGGAAGCCTCGTGTTGAATTACCAGTATGATAACGCTGGGACGTGGACGCAATTTGACCCTGACCCAGCAGTATTCACAATTCACGGAGACTTAGCATGAGTACCATCCTAGTTGACAATCTCACAGGCAAGACCTCTGCTGGCTCTATTACTGTAACCAGCGAGGGCGGCGCGGCTACGCAGTCACTACAACAAGGGCTGGCGAAGGTTTGGGCTAACTTAAATGGTACAGGTACTATTGCCCTTAATGACAGCTTAAATGTTTCCTCTGCATCTGACATTTCCACAGGAACGTATGACTTTACATTTGCTAATGTATTTAACAATAGTAATTGGTCTGCTGGGGGTGTTGTTGGTCAGGGTGGAGATGTTCAGCTTGGCGGCAACGTGGCTTTTACTACAAGTGTGTTTCGTGCCACTACTTATAATACGGCAACTGCTTTAGAAGATAGAGATGACACCTGTATCAATATTCACGGAGACCTCGCATAATGGCTGGAACAATAATAGCAGATACCCTGACCCACAGCACCGCAGGTTCGGTGACAACAGACTACGTTGTTAATGGTAGTGCGAAGGCTTGGGTTAATTTTAATGGGACAGGAACGATTGCCACGAGGGATTCGCTGAATGTAAGTGGCCTTACTGACAGTTCAACAGGTGAATATTCTGTTAATCTTTCAAGCGCAATGAATAACTCCAACTACGCTTTTTATGGCTCTGCTAGTAAAGCGGCTGGCGGTATAAGCTCTACAAACTCTGCAATTCTATTATTAAAAGAGGCAGGTAATTACACTACAACTGCTGTTGCAATAGGTGTATGTGACAGTGCTGGCACGGCTAAAGACTTTGATACTGTAACTTCTTCTGTGAACGGAGACTTAGCCTAATGCAGACACCTGATTTCAAAGGCACTCACCTGTTTGACCGACTGTGCTGGGCAAAGGAAAACCTAGACGGTGTGCAGTCTGACTACCGTGTTGTCTATGAGGACAGTGTGGACGAGTGCGCCAAAGTTCTCGTTGCAGACCCAAATTGGATGGCGTGTGCGCTTGCCGGAAATATCCTCCCTCCGGTGTGGGTGTACTGGGAACTTGCAAAGGATGAGGCACAACCTGATTTCAAGAAGCATACTCGTGGCTATTTACTGCATGAGACTGAGCCAATGCCAGCGATGACAGAAGAAGAAGCCATTGAGTATTTGATTATGAAAGACATCCCTCAGCACGTTTGGCAGAACTGGGATGAGGGCAACCGCCCGAAGATGGTTATCTGCAAGAAAGAGCAGTTACCGCAAACAAGAACGTGGCGCAATGCGTGGCGTATATCTGATGAACTTAACTTAGCGGCTTAGGAGTATATTATGGCTGTTGCAACATACATCGTAGATAAGGACGGTAATCAGATTGATGCGTCAACTGCAACCGTTCCAAACAATCGTGACTTTCGCGGAGCGTGGTCACTGTCAGGCAACGTGATTAGC